TGCGACCGACTACCAAGGGCGCGTGTGTACGCTGTACCGTGAGTTTGAAAAGACGGTGGCAGAGGTGGTCAAAGAGTTTGGGTACGACAAGTGTTCAACGACCGTTAAAAACATGTACGACCGCGGGTCACTTGACCAGTGGATTCGATTGATCCACGCCATCGAACCGCGCACTGATCGAGACATTCGCAAAAAAGACAACCTCAACATGGCATGGGGCAGCTACTACTTCGAGGTAGGCGGCAACCCTGATGTGTATCTGAGCGAGTCTGGCTTCAAAGAGTTTCCCGCTGTGTGTCCACGCTGGGCGACCATTGGTGGCGACATCTATGGCAGCAGCCCGGGCATGGAAGCACTGGGCGACATCAAGCAGCTCCAGCATGAGCAGCTACGCAAGGCGCAAGGTATCGACTACCAAACCAAGCCGCCGCTGCAAGTGCCAAGCTCGATGAAGAACCGCGATGTCGAAACGCTTCCGGGCGGCATCAGTTATGTCGACGCAGCCAGCCCGCAAGCTGGTATTCGCACGGCATTTGATGTCAACCTGCGTTTGGACTTCTTGCTTGCTGACATTCAGGATGTGCGCGAGCGTATCCGCGGCGCCTTCTATGCTGACCTGTTCTTGATGCTGGCAAACGCCACCGACACACGCATGACCGCAACCGAAGTGGCAGAGCGCCACGAAGAGAAGCTGCTCATGTTGGGTCCGGTGCTCGAGCGCCTGCACAACGAGCTGCTTGATCCACTGATCGAGGTCACCTTCAGCCGCATGCTTGAGGCTGGCATCTTGCCACCGCCTCCGCCAGAGCTGCAAGGCATGGACCTCAATGTTGAATTCGTGTCGATGCTGGCACAGGCACAGCGTGCTGTTGGCACCAACTCTGTTGACCGTTATGTCAACAGCTTGGGCGCCGTGGCTGGCTTCAAGCCTGATGTGCTCGACAAGTTTGACGCAGACCAATGGGCTGACGCATACGGCGATATGCTGGGCGTCGATCCGAACATCATCGTCGCCAATGAGCAAGTGGCATTGATTCGTACTGAACGAGCCAAAGCCATCGCAGCACAGCAGCAAATGGCAGCGATGCAGCAGAATGCCCAGACCGTCAAGGATCTGTCGCAAGCCCAGACCACTGAACCGAGCGCGTTGACCAATGTGATCGACATGTTCAGCGGATACAACACACCCTGAAAGGACTGAACGATGGCAATGATCAACATGAAACGCGCACCTGAGAAAGAAGAAATGCCGGGTGAAATTGAGATGGACGAGCCTCAGTACCCATACGGTCTGTGCCTGCATCTCAGCAAAGAAGAGATGGACAAGCTGGGCATCACTGCCCTGCCTGCCGTCGGCACCGAGATGACCATCACTGCCAAGGTTTTTGTGAAGGGGACCAGCGCCTACGAGACTCAAGGCGGCAAGGACATGAGCATGGACCTTCAGATCACCGACATGGAGATTGGCGCGTCTGACAAAGCCATGACCCCGCAAAAGTCTGCCACCATGCTGTACGGCGGCACTGAAGACTGATGACTTGGACGCAGAAATACGAGGGCGCCCCGTGGGTCTACGACGACGACACGGGCGACATCATTGGGGTGCGCGATCCTGACGGGTCGACGCACTTCTTCGTATTGGGCAACGGTGGCAAGGCTGCCAACTCGATCAGGTTTGACACAAATCCAGATGTGTCTCTGCCGCTCAACATCGGCGAGATGCGCTGGAATACTGTCGACCAAACTGTGGATCTTGAATTGCCCAACGGCGTCACGCTTCAGATCGGGCAGGAACTGAACAAGCTATTTCGCAACAGCACGAATGACCCTATCCTCAACGGATCTGTGGTCTATGTGACCGGGTCGACCGGTGTATTTCCGACGATTGCGTTGGCGCAGGCAAACTCTGAGATGGCATCATCCATCATCATTGGCGTGACCACCCAGAACATTGGCAAGAACATTCAGGGATTCGTAACTACTTACGGGCTGGTGCGCGACCTTGACACATCCAGCCTTGACGAGGGCAAAGCCGTTTGGCTGTCCCCGACTGTGGCTGGTGGCATGACCACGACCAAGCCGTCGGCGCCCAATCACCTTGTGCTGGTAGGCTACTGCATTCGCAGCCACCCGAACCTTGGGTCAATTTATGTCAAGCCGCAAAATGGCTACGAGCTGGAAGAGCTGCACAATGTCAAGATTACAAACCCGCAGGACGGGCAGGTTTTGAAGTACAGCGCATCTCTCGGTTTATGGATCAACTCAAATCCATAACCGGTACCCGTAACCTGTTGACGGAGGAATAGATTAAGACCATGAGCAACTACGACCCACTTGATTTGCGAGGACAAGAGCGCACAAAAGCCGAAAAGGAAGTGCGCGAAAAAATTGAACTCGAAAATGAAGAGGCTGATATCAAGTGGCTCATGAGCAGCAAGAGGGGGCGCCGGACACTTTGGCGTCTTCTGGACCAGAGCGGAGTATTCCGCCTGTCGTTCAACACGAACTCGATGACGATGGCGTTCAACGAGGGAATGAGGAACTACGGGAATCGTACACTTGCACTGATTCACGCTCACTGCTCTGAGCTTTATCCGGTAATGCTAAAGGAGGCAACTCAAAATGTCAGAAATGCAGACGATGGACCAAGCCGCAACGACCACTGAAGGCACGGGCGCGTCGCAAGGTGATGCAAGCCAGCAAGCTAACGCGAGCCAGCAAGCATCCCAAACGCAGCAAGCGACCGACGGACAGACCAACCAAGCCAACGCGAATACCGATGGCAAAGCTGGTCAGGACCAAGGCAAGCCAGCCGACACCAGATATGGTGCACCGGAGGCTTATGACTTCAAAGCACCCGAGGGGCAACAGTTTGACACTGATGTCATCTCGATGTTCGGAGATGTCGCCAAGGAAATGAACCTGTCTCAGGAAGCCGCGCAAAAGATGCTCGACAAGATGGCACCTGTCGTACAACAACGACAAATGCAACAGCTTGAAGAGATCCGAACTACTTGGGCTAACGAAGCCTCGGCGGACAAGGAATACGGGGGCGAGAAGCTCTCAGAAAACCTTGCGGTTGCCAAGCAAGCTCTCGACAGTTTCGGTACACCTGAATTGCGCTCGCTGCTTAACGAGTCTGGTCTGGGCAATCATCCCGAAGTGATTCGGTTTATGTTCAGGGCAGGCAAGGCAATCAGTGCGGATCGCTTCGTCAGCGGCGCTCGGCAAGGCGGAGGCGCCAAGCCACAAAGCAATGCAGACTACGCATCTTCACTCTATCCATCTCAGCAATGAAAGGAAATTAAAAAATGGCTACTTTGTCCAACACCGCACTAACCCTCGCCGATTGGGCGAAACGCGTTGACCCTGAAGGTCGCGTACCCGTCGTTGCAGAACTGCTTTCGCAGAGCAACGAAATCCTCGAAGACTGCGTATTCAAGGAAGGCAACCTGCCGACCGGCGAGCGCGTCGTTATTCGTACTGGTCTGCCCACTGTCTACTGGCGTGCGCTGAACCAAGGTATCCCGAACAGCAAATCGACCACTGCTCAAGTGGACGAGGCTTGCGGCATCTTGGAAGCTCGCTCTGAAGTCGACAAAGACTTGGCTATGTTGAACGGCAACACCGCTCAATTCCGCCTGTCTGAAGACCAAGCCTTCTTGGAAGCCATGAACCAGACTCAAGCAACGACTCTGTTCTACGGCAACCCCGGTACTGATCCGAAGCAATTCTTGGGTCTTGCTCCTCGTTACTCCAGCCTCTCTGCTGCCAACGCCCAGAACATTCTGAGCGCCGGTGGTTCTGGCTCGGACAACACCTCTGTGTTCTTGGTTGTTTGGGGTGACAACACTGTGTACTGCCCGTTCCCGAAAGGTTCTAAGGCTGGTCTGATCCACGAAGATCTAGGTGAGCAGACTGTGTACAACAGCGACGGTACTCGCTTGCAAGCTCTTGCAACTCGCTACCAGTGGAAGAACGGTCTTGTTGTGAAAGATTGGCGTTATGTTGTTCGCATCTGCAACATCGATGTGAGCGACCTGATCGGTCAAACTGGCACTCAAGCTGCATCTGCTTCTACTGCGCTCATCAAGCTGATGGCTCGCGCTCTGTATCGTATTCCGAACATGAGCATGGGTCGCGCTGCTTTCTACATGAACCGTACTGTTCACTCTGGTCTTGCACTCGCTGCTATGGACAAGAGCCAGTATGTTCTGAAGATCGAGCAAGGTCTGACTCAGTTTGGTCAACCTAATAGCTGGTTGTCTTTCTTGGGCGTTCCTCTCCGTCGTGTTGATGCATTGCTCAACACCGAAGCAGTAGTGTCTTAATCAACCGAACTTTGAAAGGAAACGAACATGATTACCGATAAACTCCTACGCGTGTCCACTGATCAAGCAGTTACTACGACTGCTGTATCGACCGACACTGTCGACTTGTCTGTTGCCCGTGACATGGGTGAAGGCGGCGAATTGATCATGAACTTTGCTGTGACTGAAGCCTTTGCTGGCGGCACGAGCACCAAGTTTGAAGTCATCATCGCTGACAACGCTGCTCTTTCGAGCAATGTGCAAGTCATCGGAAGCTCTGACGCTATCGTCACTGCAAGCCTGCCTCTCGGCACCAATGTTGCGGTTCGCTTGAACCCGATCATTGGCTCGAAGGGTAAGCAGTACCTTGGCGCCCGTTACACTGTGTCTGGCACGAACTCGGCTGGTAAAGTTACCGCTGACATCGTGATGGATGTACAGGACGGCAAGAAGTTTTACGCTTCTGGCTTCGCTGTTGTTTAATTTTGAAAGGATTACATCATGGCTAAAAAGTATCGCGTTCTAGTGCGCTCTTTCATCAACAATAGCATCCGTGAGGAAGGCGACATTGTTGAGTTTGACGGTAAGCCCGGGAGCAATCTCGAGTTTGTTGGCGACGACAAACCTGCAAAGGGCAAAGGCAAAGCCGACGCTCCTGCTGGTGAAGAGACTCAAGACGCGAACTGAGGTCTTGGTGTAGCTTTTCTTTGAAGCAACGCAGGGGGACCGTGGGCAACCGTGGTCCCCTTTTTTACTAGGAGAGACAAATGGCATCGGAAGTCGATATCGCAAACTTGGCACTGGCACACCTCGGCGATAACGCCACGATTGCCAGCCTGTATCCACCGGAAGGGTCGGCACAAGCTGAACACTGTGCACGCTTCTACCCCATCGCTCGAGACACGCTGCTCGAGATGCACACATGGGACTTTGCAACCAAGCGCGTGAACCTTGCGCTGCTGGACATCAGCATGCCCGAGTGGGACTATGTTTACGCAAGACCCAACGACGCAGTACAGATCATCAGCATCCTGCCGTCCGACGCAAACGACGACTACAGCACACGCTACGCGCCGTCTGACACGCTAGGCTACACGGCAAACAATGTTCCCATCGGATACGCTGGCATGTATGTGCCGCAGCCATTCCAGACTGAGATCTACACGGATGGTACGCAACTGGTTCTTACTGATCAAGAAAGCGCCGTGTGCCGCTACATTGCATCGGTCACTGACACAACCAAATTCTCCGCGCTGTTCACCACCACGCTGTCATGGCATCTGGCATCAATGATTGCCGGTCCTGTGATCAAGGGTGATGTTGGAGCCGCTGAAGCAAAACGCTGCGCCAACATGGCTTCTGTGTACCTTGGCGAGGCTCGCAAGTCTGACTCGAGTCAGCGTCAGGTCAAGCCAAATCACATCGTCAACTGGGTAGCCGGGAGATAAGCATGGCGAACATTCGCACCCTTCAACGATCATTTGCTGGCGGCGAGATGTCGCCAGAGATGTTCGGTCGTATCGACGACACCAAGTTTCAATCCGGTGCGGCAACTGTCCGCAACTTCATTACCAAGCCTCAAGGTCCAGCCGAAAACCGCGCTGGCTTTTCTTTTGTAAATGAGGTCAAGGACTCAACGAAGAAGGTGCGCCTGATCCCGTTTACCTACTCGACCACACAGACGATGGTCATTGAAATGGGCGCCGGGTACTTTCGATTCCACACACAAGGTGGCACGCTTGAGTCGTCGCCCGGTGTGCCGTATGAGATTGTCAACCCGTATGCCGAAGCAGATCTATTTGACATTCACCATGTGCAGTCAGCCGATGTGCTGACGCTGGTGCACCCGAGCTATGCTCCGCGTGAGCTGCGCCGTGCTGGCGCTTTGAGCTGGAACCTGACGACCATCTCGTTTGGATCAACCCTTGCTGTACCGACCGGCGTCACGGCTGTGGCATCTGGTCACACGACAGCCAAATACACCTACAAGTATGTGGTCACGGCAATTGGCTCTGACCTTGTGAGCGAATCCGCGGCGTCTGCTGTTGCAAGCGCCAGTGGTAACCTGCTCGAGACCGGCGGCATTGTGACCATCTCGTGGTCTGCTGTTACTGGCGCGAGCTACTACAACATCTACAAGCTGCAAGGTGGTGTGTATGGGTACATCGGTCAAACAAGTACGCTGTCCGTCGTCGACGACAACATCTCGCCAGATTTGTCGGTTGCTCCTCCCAACTACGAAACAGTTTTTGCAAGCTCCAACAATTACCCCGGCGCAGTCTCGTACTACGAGCAGCGTCGCTGCTTTGCTGGCACCATCAATGATCCGCAAAAGATCTGGATGACGAAGTCTGGTACAGAGTCGAACATGTCGTACTCGCTGCCAATCAAAGACGACGACCGGATCTCGTTTAAGGTTGCAGCTCGCGAAGCAAACACCATTCGCCATATCGTGCCGCTGACGCAGCTCTTGCTGTTGACCAGCTCTGCCGAGTGGCGCGTGACATCGGTCAACTCTGACGCGATTACACCGTCGACCATCTCTGTGCGTCCGCAATCCTATGTGGGCGCCAGCAATGTGCAGCCGGTCATCATCAACAACACGCTGGTGTATGGCGCTGCCCGCGGCGGTCATGTGCGTGAGTGCGGCTACTCGTGGCAGGCAAATGGTTTCATCACTGGCGACCTATCAATCCGTGCTGCTCACCTGTTTGACGGCTTCGAGATCACTGACATGGCGTATTCGAAGGCGCCTATCCCGTTGATCTGGATGGTGTCGAACTCTGGCTTGCTGCTTGGTCTAACCTATGTGCCAGAGCAGGCAATTGGCGCATGGCATCACCACGATACAGACGGCACATTTGAGTCATGCACAGTCGTTGCTGAAGGCGACGAAGATGTGCTCTATGTCATCGTCAAGCGCAACATAAACGGCACAATGAAGCGGTATGTCGAGCGCCAGCAAACCCGCAACTTCCAAGAGCAGCGAGAAGCATTCTTCGTTGACTGTGGTCTGGTCTACGACGGCACCAACACCAGCGCGACGACCATGACCATCTCTGGTGGCACGACATGGGGTCCGGCTGATGCGCTGACCATTACATCGTCGACCGCCAAGTTTTCATACCCGGGCACAAGCGATGTCAACGACGCCATCGTTTTCCATGACGCCGACGACAACGAGTATCGATGCGTGATCAAGTCGGTCAGCTCGACCACTGTGGCAAGCGTGCGCGTGGACAAGGTGCTGCCTGCATCGCTGCGTAACACGGCGACCACGACATGGGCGTTTGCACGCAACACAGTCTCTGGCTTGACGCACATCGAAGGCAAGGCGGTAAACATCCTTGCAGACGGCGCCGTGCACCCACAGCGTACTGTGAGCAGTGGCACGATCAGTTTGGACCGTGCTGTGGTCTATGCTGTCGTTGGCTTGCCGATCACCGCTGACCTTGAAACCCTGCCAATTGCAGCTCAGATCGACGGTGGCTTTGGTCAAGGTCGCTACAAGAATGTCAACAAGGCATGGCTGCGCGTCTACAAGTCGTCCGGCATCTTCGTTGGTCCGAATGCTCAAAACCTCGTTGAGGCAAAGCAGCGAACCACTGAGCCATACGGCACGCCGCCCGCATTGAAGTCTGAGGAAATTCTGGTCATGACGACGCCCACATGGGCTGACTCTGGTCAGGTCTTCATTCGTCAAGCGGACCCATTGCCATTGACCATCATCGGCTTGACGCTCGAAGTGGCAATCGGCGGATAAAGGTACCCGTATTCATGCGGGTTCCATTTATTGTCAAACTACCGAATCGGAGGCTCTATGAGTGGTGAAAATTCATCAACAGGCGGTCTGAGCACCACGCTACAAAATTGGTTTAGCGCAGACCCATCAAGCATGTCGCCTGCGACAGCTCAGAAACTTGGCGCCGTCGGCAACATGATGGCTATCACTGGTGCGATCAACGGCATCATTGGTACCTACTACTCGTCGAAGACGCAGAAGTATCAATTCGAGTCCATGAAGCTGTCGTATGAGCTTCAAAAGGACATGGCAGAAATCAACGCCCGCATGGCTGAAGGTCAGGCGCAGGCGATCCTGTTGGCTGGCGAAAACCAAAAAGCTCAGATTGGGCTTCGTGCTGGCAAGATCAAAGCAGGTACCCGGGCGTCTATGGCTGCTCGCGGGATCACCCTTGGCGTTGGATCTGCTGCTGAAAATATCGCAACAATCGATCTGGTCAAAGAGATCGACAGCATGACGGTCAACTACAACTCGACGCGAGCCGCGATTGCAGCCCGTTCACAAAAGGTCAACTACGAAACATCTGCCGCTATGGCTGGCATCTCTGCAAGCGGTGCTGGTGCATCTGCGTCGCAGGTCAGCCCGTTTGGAAATGCAGCGATGAGCTTGGTTGGTGGCGCTACCTCGATTGCCCAATCTTGGTACAACAACTACAAGCAGAACCAGATTTACTCTCAGCTTGCTGCTGCAAAGGGAGGCTAACGAATGCCTACAGTACCAGTTTATGACACACCAGTAGTCGACATGGCGGCGGGTTCGATGCCCGTCTTCCAAGCACCCGGCGTTGAGCCGATGCGCGATGTGGCTGGGCGTCAGATTTCCGAGAGCGGTCAGATGCTGATGAAGTCTGGCTTGGCTATTAAAAAGCTCGCCGACGAAATCAACTTTGACCTAGCCGAAGCAGGCGCAAAGCAAGACACCAACAAGCTGTCCGACAAGATCAGAAACATCGTTGTTGAGTACAACAAGCTCACCGGCAAAGAGGCTGTTGAAAGTCGCGACAAATACGCGAAGCAAATTGAAGACGCGATTGTTGGCATCACCGACGAAGTCAAGAACACAGACCAGCCTAAAGGCTACACAGCCCTGCGCCAGCAACTGTTTGCAAATGCCGCAAACACTCGACGCCAAGTGGCGATTGGTCAGCTTGACAGTCACTATCTGCCACAGCTCAAGAACTGGCAAATCGGCGAGGCAAAGTCTGCCATCCATAACTCGATCAACGACACTGCTGTTGCTGCTGGAGATTGGAAAGTCCCGACAGGAAATTACGCTAAATTCAAAGGCACACTGATTGTCAATGTGGATGATCTTGCATTCAAGAGCGGCATCACAAAAATTGACGACAAAGGCAACAAGGTTGTCGACACTGACAGCCAGCAATACAAAGAACTGATGCGAACCAGCCTTACTGCTTTGCATTCCGATGTCATCAAAAACTTTGTGTCAAAAGATCAGGACGGTTTGGCTGCCGAATATCTCAAAGCCTTCAAAGGCGAGATTGCCGCCGACAAGCTGGACGAATTGACCAAGATGGTTGAGGTTGGATCTTCAAAAGACACCTCACTCAAACTCGCTATGTCGATGACCGGCACGCTCAATGAGCAGCTTGCATTGCTTGAGTCAAAGTACAAAAAAGGCGAGATCACTTCTACCGTGTACGACATGACGCGCCAGCGCGTTGAGCACAACTGGAATGTCCAGCAGCAAGGTCGCGCACAGTGGGAAAAGGGTTTGATCGGATCTGCTCAAGATTGGCTTCTCAAGAATCCAGAAAAGGGCATCACCGACATGCCGACAGAGATGTACAACAATCTCAAGAACACTGGTCACCTTGGATCAATACAAGCGTTTGCCAAGTCTGGTCGCTTTGACAATGATCCGAAGACATGGGGTCAGATCATGAGCATGCCGACGACTACGCTGGCAGAGATGACGACCGATCAGTTTTATGTGAAGTATCGCGGAAAGCTGGACGACGCTCACCTCGAGCAAGGTATGGCTATGGTTGCCAATGCACGCGGCGAAGCAGGCGGAGCAAAGAACCCGAACACGGTCGAGATTGTCACTGTAAACGAGCGCATCACACGCGCAGCCAAGGACGCGAAGATCATTCCATTCACTGGCGCGAAAAATGAGAAGCAGCAGGTTGAGCTTGGTCTGTTTGAAGACGAAGTGCAAAAGCGCGTCAATGCATTCTCTGCCACTCTTGCAAAAGGCAAGAAGCCAAGCGGCGAAGAGATTCAAAAAATCATCGATGGCGTTTTGATGGACAAAGTCAAGATCGATGAGTTTGGTCGCGACCCAGAGAAGCCGCTGTTCCTCGTGCAAGGCAAACCTGATGTTCTCAAGAATGCGTACATCACAGTGCCTGACGGGCGCGACATCTACATCAGCAAAATATCTGCTATTGATACTGAAAAATACACGAAAAAACTTCGTGATGCTGGCATCCCTGTTACTCAGCGCAAGATTGCTGAGATGTGGGCAGCAGACAACCCAAGGAAATAACAATGGCTGGTTCTGATGATCTGCTTAATTCATGGAAACAAGAGCGCAGTTTGACGCTCGAGCCTGTTGGCGAAATCAACAAGCCTAGCGCGTCTGATCAACTCATCAATGGGTGGAAAGCAAATCAAGAGCAGAGGTTTGCAATCTCTGTTCAAAGCGCTGTCAAGATCGACCCGAACAATGCTGCACAAATTCAGCAGCTTGCAAAAGAACTGAGCCTGCCGACCGATGTGGTCGAGCGAAACAAGGCTGACCTTGATGCGTTTGTGAGATCACGCCGGATTGAGATGGCGGTGCTTGCACGCAACAACCCAGTGCTGGCGCAGCAGTTTGGCAACCCAGATTTTGCCGCGGTCGCGCATGACGACTACAACAATCTGAGCCGGACTGAGCGCGTGATGCGCTGGTTCAAAGAAATTCCTGAAGACGCAGCCAAGGGCTGGCAAGTGGGTCGTCTGCAATCTGAGCAAGGCTTGCTTGGCGAGCGTGCAATGGTTGGCGCTGCCGACGAGCAAATGTGGAAGCGCATCAACGAGATCAATGCCAAGACCAAAGAACTGAAAGGCACTGGCGGCTTTATTGAGTCTGCGTCCAAGATCCTTGGTCAGATGTCATATACGCTGCCAGAGGCTGTGCAATATGGCGAAGCTGCTGCTCTGACTGCTGGTGGTGCTGCATTGATCGCTGGTCAAGTAGGACCGCAGGTTGCTGTGCCTGAAGAAATTGTGACAGTGCCGACTGCAACTGTTGGCGGATTTGTTGCTGGCATGACAGCCAAGATGGCAGAGCAGTCGTATCGCATCGAAGCTGGTCAGGCTTACCTTGACATGATCAAAGATGGTGTCGACAAAAACATTGCACGCAATGTGTCCGCCGGTGTTGGCTTGGTCAATGCCACACTTGAGGTTGTCGGTATCGGATATGTTGCAGCTCCGCTGAAAAAAGCATTGACGCAAGCCGTGACTGAAGAAGTCACGAAAGCATTGGTGAAGCCAACGGTCAAACAAGCCATGATCGAGTTTGGCAAAAACTACGGCAAGGCATGGACCGCTGAGACCAGCACTGAAATCTTTCAAGAAATTTCAACCATCGCAGGCGAAGAGATTGCCAAGTCGATGTCAAAGCAAGACTTTGAGTCAAAGATCAATACACCTGAAGGTCGCGCTGAAATTGCACAGCGCCTTGCTGGCGTGTTTGAAGAGGTTGGCAAAGGCATGGCATTGCTTGCCATCCCGGGTGCAGCAATCAATTTCAAAGGTGATTACAGCAGAGCAAAAGAAGCGCAGCGTCAAGAACAGTTTTTTACAGAGCTTGGATCTGCGAGCACTGACTCTGAGCTACGCAAGCGCAGCCCGGATGTATTCCACAACTTGATCTCTGAACAAGCTGCTGCTGCTGGCGTTGAGAACATCTATGTGGACGGTGCAAAGTTTGCACAATCGATGCGTGAGTCTGGTGTCACGATTGATGACCTACGCAAGACAATGCCTGCTGTTGCCGAGCAGATCGACAATGCTGTGGCATCAGGTACTGACATCGTCGTGCCAACTGGCGACTACGCAACTCACATTGCCCCAACTGACTTTGGCAAGGTGCTGCTGCAACACGCCCGCGCAGATGTAGACGCCATGAGCGCGTCTGATCTGAAAGAATTCGAGCAGCAAAAGCGTGACTTCATTAAGCAAGCGGCAGAGGTTGCACTTGAAAAGAACGCAAACAACGAAGAGTTTGGCAAAGCTGCCAAAGAGGTTGAAAACCTCATGTTTGTGCAGCTCAAAGAGACCGGCAAGTTTACGGACAACATGGCTCGCATGAACGCGCAATTTGTGCGCGACTTCGTGGTGACTCAGGCTGCCCGCCAGAACATCATGCCGACCGATTACTACAGCCGGTACATGTACAAAGTGACCACTGAAGGTCAACCGGTGTTCAGTCAAGAAGTGCTCGACGACGCAGCTAATGTACTGACGGCAACGCCTGAATTCCAAAAGTGGTTTGGCAGCTCAATCATGAAGAGCCAAGACGGCAAGCCGATGGTCCTGTACCACGGAACTGCTGACAGCGTTGAGCAATTTGACTTTGACCATCCGAGCCGCAAAGACAGTGGCTGGCTTGGCACTGGCGTGTACCTGACTGACAGCACAGACATGGCTGATCTGTATGCCATGCAAAAACGCCGCGCAGGCAAAGCTGGTGAGAATGTCATGCCGCTGTATGCCCGCCTCGAGAATCCGTACTATGCGACGGCAGAGGACAAGGCAGCGATCAAGGCTGGCGGTCGCGAGGCTGCTGACGCATTTACTGCCAAGCTAAAGTCTGAAGGCTACGACGGCGTGATCTATCAGGTCGCCGACGACGCCCGCGAGATTGTTGTGTTCGACAACAAGGCGGTCAAATCAATTTTCAATGAAGGCACATGGAGTCGTGGCACTGCGAATCTGCTCAAGCAATCGCTGTCTACGCGCCTGCCTTCTGCCGTCAAAGCCACCGAAGATCCACTGGGCGAAACGCTCAACATCAACTTCGATGTGACGCTGTCTGATCCTGTCACGCTGGCAAAGAATGTGAAGGTGCTACAAGAAACGCCGAACATGCGAAAGCTGACCGGCAAAGGCGCAAAAGATCCTGTCCGCAACGCTGAAGCATTCATTGATCATGTGGTCGAGAACTTGCTCATGCTGCACGACGCTTTCCCGGCTGAGATGCGTGAGCGTGCCGAGCTTTGGTACGACGGAGGTCGCAAGACTGTCGAGGCTTGGGCAAACCGGTACGGCATCAGCGAGATGCAGGGCGCCGCGGCTATTGCCGTGCTGTCGCCACAGAATGGCTGGTTCCCAAATGTGAGTGCAGCCGAGCGCGTGGCTGACATCGTCTTTGGCATGCGCGACTTCCGCTGGGATGACGCCATGACTGCCGAGGCAAACCGAATCACCAAAGGTGAGCCGGATGCCAAGATGCAAGAGGCTATGGGGAAAACCCTAAATGAGCTGCTTGCCAACCCTGATCTGGCTGCACGCTGGGTCCGCGTCTATGACCAGACCTACAACAATCGCGCCTATCGCATCCTGACCCCAGAGGGCGGTGCGGCTGACTATGCCAAGACCGCTGGCGGCAACGACGCCACAATGGCATGGAAGAGCTACGCCACTATCGCCAAGGCAATCTCGATCTACACCGACGGTCGCGCTGAGAATGTGTACTACCAGCTCGGTCGCGAGCACAAGGTCCGCAACTTCTACAACAACCTGTTCGCGCCTAACAGCGACTTAGGGTTTACCACTATCGATACCCATGCAGTCGCGGCTGCGCTGTTGCGCCCGCTGGCTGCCAACGACACAGAGGTCGTGCAAGCCTTTGGAAGCGCCGGTAGCGCGTCTTCTTCGATGACGGGTCTCAATGGTACCTACCCCCTCTATTTGGAGGCGTACAGACGCGCTGCTGAAGCCAGAGGCATATTGCCCCGCCAGATGCAGTCCGTGACATGGGAAGCCGTGCGTGGTCTGTTTGAGGCTGCCAAGAAGAGCGGGCTGAAAGAGGGCGCCAACGCCATCTGGGAACGCTACAAGAAGGGCGAGATCGAGCAGGCACAAGCACAGCAAGAAATCATGAAACTGGCTGGCGGCATTACTGCGCCAAGCTGGTCCAAGGTGCCATTCAACGATACCGTAACCCGGACCTATGAGGGACCAGCGCAAGCTGCCATCGATGCGGCTGGAGACAAAGGCGCCGCATTCAGCGACACCAATCCCCGGGTGTTCTTCGAGGTCGCGCCAGATCCAAACGACAAAGCACTCACCGAACAGTGGAATTTGCTGCCCGATGAAGAGAAGTCCAGAATTTCGCAACAAATCGCCACAGCAATCGTCCCGAAGGTACTAGAGGAAGTCGGTACCAATGGCGAATTCACGATGCAGCTCGGTGGCTACGAGGGCGCAACCAACCCATCAATGACTCTTGCGGTCGACCGCCCAGAGCTGGCGCTAACTGCTGCCAAGCTGTTGGGCTTCGCGCTGTCTCAGGACAGCATGATGATCGTGAGCGAGAAGCAGGTGGTAGGCACCGAGGCTGTCGGCGCTGTGTCTATCGATCTGCCAGAGGGCTACGGCGAAAAAGAGATCCGCGCCCTGTACGACAAATTGTGGGAACTCGAGCGTGACGGCAAGAAGCTGATCGGCGGTCACACCACTGCCAATGGGCACATGGTGATCCTGAATTATTCCGGCTTGCCAAACGAAGAGCTTTCGTTGATAATAGATCAACATTTGGACGGTCAATTCACGGTTCGTGAAAATACCGTCTTTTCGTCGTTCCCTAACAAGGAGGAATACAACTATGCCGGTGATCAAGAATCAACCGCTGCCGGACGGGCACCCGCTCAAAGACGGGCTAATAGTCTTCGGGCAGAAGCAACCCAACTCCTCAGAGACCAGCTCGGAGGCGGCGTCTTCAGGCAAGCCCCCGCGGCAAGAGCTGGAGGCATCGCGCCTCTACGAGCAGGAGATCTCGAAGTTACCCAGCGATACGGTGAGCCAAAACCCGGCGCAACCTCAGTCGTTGGAATCCACTATTCTCGCGAATCTCGGGGAACTCTCTCCGGGTACTTCTACGGAACAGGATTAAAAGGTGCTGAAAAAGCGCGACTCGATGGCTCGCCTGATGGGCGCTTGCGTCAGCGCATCCACTTCTATGTGGACACGGGCGCAGGTGTACGCCCAGAATCTGGTGTTGGCGGAAATGTGCACGCCGTCAACCTTGACAATCTTTATGATGTCTCTGCCGATCCGCTAGGTATCCGCAAAACTGTTGAAGCCATCACCGGTCGCGACGACAAGGGTTTTTGGTTCAACGAAGTAGAGACTGCAATCCTCGATGCTGGCTTTGATGGTGTCTATGTGCCGGGTGCACAAGGCAACCAAGGCGTGGCTGTATTGCTCGGCAATCACAGTGTGCAGGTCGATCAGAAAGGTGCAATCCAACAACGCGCAGCAGAAGCCCCAGCAGAGCCACGCAGCACCCGCATGCGCTATGCATTGCTGTCTGCTGAGATCCGCCAATACTCCGAACAAGAAGCTGCCATCAAGAAGGCTGCGCCATCCGCCAATCTGGCTGCTGGCACACTGACATTCGACGAGGCTGACCGTGCTGCAATTGAAGGGTTCTTCCCGGGAGCGGTGAAGTCTGCTCGATTCATGCAGCCAGCTCGTGGTGGCTTTGATCCGCAGCGTCTGATGACGATCCTCACCGAGAAGAGCGACAACTCTACATTCCTGCACGAGACCGCTCACTTCTTCTTGACCGTGTATGCCGACATGGCGATGCAGCCAAATGCGCCGCAGCAGGTCAAGGACGACATGAACGCATTGCTCAAGTGGTTTGGGGTCAAAGACCTCGAGACATGGAACAACATGTCAATCGATGAGCAACGCAAGTATCACGAGCAATTTGCGTACAACTACGAGATCTACCTGTTTGAAGGCAAGGCGCCGAGCATCAAGCTGCAAACGCTGTTTGATCGATTCTCTGCATGGTTGCGCCGTGTGTACATCTCGATCCGCGATGACCTCAACGAAACCTACAAGCAAGAGCATGGCACTGACCTGCCGATCCTGACCGGCGAGGTTCGACAAGTCATGGACCGCATGGTCGCCAGCGATGAGCAGATCAAGCAAGCCGAGACCGTCCGCAACATGGTGCCGATGTACCAGACGCAGGCGCAGGCAAACATGACCGACGCTGAATGGGCTGCCTATCAGGACGCCATGCGCGAAGCAACCGACACCGCAAGCGCAGAGCTGACCGCGGCATCTATGCGTCAAATGAAGTGGCTGGCAAATGCTCGCAGCCGGGTGCTCAAAGAAATGCAGAAAGCCACGGCTGACACGCGCAAGCAAGTGCGTGCCGAAGTCGAGGAAGAGGTCCGCAACGACCCGCTGTACAAAGCCATGAACTGGCTCAAGCGCGGCGAGATGGTGGACGAGCAAGGCAACGAGATCAAAGCAGAGGCAGGATTTAAGCTGTCCATCGAATCCGTCAAAGCCATGTACCCAGAAAGCGATGCAGGTCTGGCATCCGTGCCTGACTACCGCAAGCTGGGCTTTGGCAAGTACGGCATGCTGGCTGATGAAGGTCTGCACCCTGACATCGTGGCTGATATGTTTGGCTTCCGCTCTGGCGATGCGCTTGTGCGCTCGCTGCTTGACGCCAAGAAATTCAGCGAAGAGGTTGAAGCTCGCACCGATGAGCGCATGCTCAACGAGTACGGCGAGATGACAGATCCGAAAGCCATCGAGGTTGCGGTCGAGCGTGCCTTGCACAACGAGGCTCGCGCTCGATTTGTTGCGACAGAATTGCGTTTCATTGCCAAGGCAATGCGCCCTGTTCGCATCATGCTTGAAGCAGCCAAACAGGCAGCACGCACAGCATTGAGCAACAAGGCAATCGGTACCATCAAGCCTCGTGAATACTCAATGGCAGAAGCTCGCGCAGCCAAGGCTGCTGAAGAGCACATGAAGAAAGGCGAGACCACCAAGGCTGTGCAAGCAAAGCAGCAGCAACTGCTGAACAACCAGCTCGCAGCCGAGTCGATCAAAGCCAACACTGAAGTCGCCAAGGCTTTGGAATTCTTCAAGAAGGTATTTGCCAAGGACGAGAAGATTGCCAAGTCTCGCGACATGAATTTGGTCAGCGCAGCTCGTGCCATCCTTGCCAACTATGGCTTGGGTGCAACCGACATGAGTGCTGGCGCGTATCTCGAGAAAGTCAAAGCATACGACCCAGAGTTTTATGCTGAGATCGAGCCGATGATTACTGCTCACCAGCAGACCGGAAAACCTGTTGAGCAACTGACCTACGATGAATTCATAGACATGCGCGATCAGGTGCAGGCACTGTGGCATTTATCCAAGCAGATCAACACCATCGAGATTGATGGCAAGAAAGTCAGCCGCGATGAAGCAGTCAAAGAGCTGACCGACCGCATCGATGTTGTCGACACAAAGAAAGAGCGTGCCGGGTACAAGAAAGCGATCACAGACAAAGAGAAGGGCAAGATCATGCTCATGGGCGCACGCGCTGCGCTGCGTCGCGTTGAGAGCTGGGTCGATGTCATGGACGGTGGCAAGGCTGATGGTCCGTTCCGCAAGTACATCTGGACACCAATCAGCGAGGCTGTTGCCAAGTACCGCATCGCCAAGACTGATTATCTCGAGCAATACCTCAACATCATCAAGGGCGTTGAGAAAGGTCTGAATGCTGGCTCGATCTCTGCTGTTGAGATTGGCTACGAATTCAAGAATAAGGCAGAGCTGCTGCACGCAATCCTGCACACTGGCAACGAGTCCAACAAGCGCAAGCTGCTGCTTGGTCGCGAATGGGCTTTTGAGAATGAAGACGGCACGATGAACACAACGCAGTGGGACACATTCCTACAGCGCATGTATGCCGAAAAAATTCTCACGAAGGCTGACTACGACTTTGCTCAAAATGTTTGGGATCTGCTCGAGAAGATGAAGCCAGAGGCACAGCGCGTGCACCGCGACATGTACGGCTTCTACTTCAACGAGATCACAGCCGATGCAATCGAGACACCGTTTGGCGTCTACCGCGGCGGCTATGTGCCTGCCGTGACTGATCCGTGGATCGTGACTGATGCTGCTGTCCGCAACGAGCAAGAGACTCAAGCGACCGACAACAGCTACATGTTCCCGACCACTGGTCGCGGCTTTACCAAAGGTCGTGTGGACTACAACAAGCCGCTGATCTTGGACCTTGGCTACCTGCCATCGCACATCGACAAAGTGCTGCGTTTCACCTACATCGAGCCACGCGTCAAAGATGTGGCAAAGATTGTGAAAACCAACAAGACTTTTGCAGCGTCGATGGACCAGCTTGATCCAACCATCCGCGGCGATATGCTTGTGCCTTGGCTACAGCGTACCGCGCAGCAGATGATCCAGATGCCGATGAAGGGCATGGGCGGCAAGCTCGCTCATAAATTCTTCAGCGAGGTTCGTAATCGCACCGGCATGCAGATGATGGTTGCCAACATCACCAACGCGTTGCAGCAGATCACAGGTCTGTCTATTGCCGCTGTCAAGGTCGCGCCTAAGTATCTGCGCGATGCACTGTGGACCTATGTGCGCCAGCCGACCGTCACTGCAAACATGGTGGCTGAGAAGTCTGAGTACATGCGTACCCGCATGAGCAACACGCAGTTTGAGGTCAACAAGCAAATCGAAGAGCTGCTGGTCGACCCAAGCAAGTACGAGAAGCTGCGCGACTTTGCGAACAAGCACGGCTACTTTATGCAGCAAGGCATGCAGAATATGGTTGACACAATGGTCTGGGTTGGCGCGTACAACGAGGCTGTGGCTAAAGGCGTGGACACCGACATTGAGGCTGTTCGTATAGCCGATGCTGCTGTGCGTCAAACTCAGGGCAGCTTTGCTCCTGAAGATGTGTCTCGCTTCGAGACAGGCAACGCATTCGTGCGTGCCTTCACTATGTTCTACAGCTACTTCAACATGCAAGCCAACTTGCTTGGCACGGAATTCACAAAGACCGTGCGCGAGTTTGGCGTGAAGAAAGGCATGGGGCGCTTGCTCTATGTCTATGTGTTTGCCTTCATGATCCCGGCTGTACTGTCTGAGATCATTGTGCAGGGCGCAGGCGGATTCGATGACGGCGATGACGATGAGTACGACATGTACGACGCGATGTCTCTGTTCTTTGGATCTCAGGCTCGCACTGCTTTGGCAATGGTTCCGGTGCTTGGCTCGTCGATCACGGCTGGCTTTAACATGTGGAACGAAAAACCATACGATGACAGGATTTCAACATCCGCATCGATCTCCGCGCTCGAGGCAACTGTTCGGGCACCGAAGTCCCTGTACGACGCAATCGCCGAAGACAAGTCTTGGCGCAAGGCTGTACGCGACACACTCACCGCAATCGGCATGATCACCGGTCTACCGCTCGGTCAGCTTGGCAAGCCTCTTGGCTACCTTGCTGATGTGGCTCAAGAGAAGGTTCAGCCCGAAGGCGCGACCGATGTTGTGCGCGGTCTTGTCTCTGGAAAAGATGTCAACAGGAAAGATTAAGGTACCCGTAACAATGACTCAGACATTTAGCCTTCAACATAACCAATCAGGAGTCCATCTATGACGATCTCCAGTCAAACCCGCAAAGCCGGACCATTTGTCGGCAGTGGGTCAACAGGTCCGTACTCATTCGCCTTTAAGGTATTTCAGGCGTCGGATCTGCTCGTCGTGAAATTGGATGTCGCGACCAATGTCGAAACAACGCTCACGCTGACCACTGACTACACCGTATCTCTGAATGCCGACCAGAACTCGAATCCGGGCGGCACGATCACTCTTGTGTCTGCGCTGGCTGTGGGCAAGAAGATGGTCATTAGCTCGCAGGTGCCTTACCTGCAAGAGACCGATCTGACAAACCAAGGCGGCTTCTATCCTGAAGTGATTACCGATGCGCTCGACAAGCTGACCATTGAAGCACAGCAGCTCAAAGAAGAGGTCGACCGCTCTGCCAAACTTCCGATCACGAGTGCTGCCGACGCTGATGCGCTGGTTGCTGACATCGTGCGTATTGCAGACAGTGCCGACAACATTGACACCGTTGCAAACAACATCGGCAATGTGAACAACACTGGCAACAACATCGCCAATGTCAACATGGTTGCTGGCAGCATTGCAAATGTCAACACTGTTGCGACGAATGTGGCAAGCGTAAACACAGCAGCCACCAACATTGCGTCAATCAACACTGTCGCGTCAGATCTTAACGAGCCGGTGTCTGAGATTGAAACTGTTGCAGGGTCAATTACCAATGTCAACACCGTTGGCAACAACATCGCAAATGTAAATACCGTCGCTGGCGTAAGCGCCAATGTGACGACCGTCGCTGGCATCTCAGCCAATGTGACCACTGTGGCAAATAACAATGCCAATGTGACCACGGCTGCGACCAATATCAATGCCATCAATACTGTAGCAAACGACTTGAATGAACCGGTGTCTGAAATTGACACAGTCGCAACCAACATTGCGAATGTCAATACTGTAGGCAACAACATTGCAAGCGTAAACACTGCCGCAGGGAACAACGCAAACATCACAACCGTTGCAACGAACATTGCAAATGTCAACACAGTCGGAACAAACATTGCCAATGTGAATGCGGTGGCTGGCAACAACACCAACATCACTGCTGTCGCTGGCAACTCGACTAACATCAACGCGGTTGCAACCAACGCGGTCAACATTAACACCGCCGCGACAAACATCGCTGCAATCAATACTGTTGCCGCTGATCTAAACGAACCTGTCAGCGAGATCGACACGGTTGCCGTGAACATAGCAAATGTAAACACGGTCGGCACCAACATGGCTGATGTGATCACGACTGCTGGTATTGCTGGCAATGTGAACACGGTGGCTGGTATTGCTCCAAATGTAACAACTGTTGCTGGCATTAGCGCAAATGTGACCACGGTTGCAGGCATCTCTGCGGCTGTCTCTGATGTGGCTGCAATCGACACCGATGTGACCGCTGTTGCCGCAATCGACTCTGATGTGACGACTGTTGCAGGCGTTGCATCCGACATTCCAACTGTGGCAGCCAATGTGTCCAGCATCAACGACTATGCCGACACCTACCAAGGCGCAAAAACTACAGCTCCAACGCTACGCAACAACGGCGGCGCCCTGCAAGAAGGCGACATGTACTTCAACACGACCAGCGACACGATGTTTGTGTATGGCACCGGTGGTTGGGTACCTGCTGGCTCTTCTGTCAACGGCACAAGCCAACGCTACAAGTATGTTGCTACGGCTGGTCAAACGAGCTTTAGTGGCACTGATGCAAACGGCAACACGCTGACCTATGACGCTGGTTTCATCGATGTGTACCTGAACGGCGTGCACCTTGACCCAAGCGACTACACGGCAACGACCGGTACAAGCATTGTGCTTGGCTCTGCTGCTGCGCTAAACGACGAGCTTTATGTCGTCGCGTTTGGCACATTCAATGTGGCATCGTTCAACGGCTCTGGTCTTGTCGACAACACGGTCAACATCAGCAAGTTAAATGCAACTGGCACTCGCAGTGCCGCAACTGCTTTGCGTGGCGACAATACTTTTGCAGACATCACTCCAACTGAAATCTCAGATCAAGCAAACACCAGCACTGGCTACATGATGATGCCGGTTGGTACCACTGCACAACGACCCGGAACTCCTGCGGTTGGCATGTACCGCATGAACACAACAACCAATGAGCCTGAATGGTATGACTCTGTTAATGCAGCATGGGTTCGGTTTAGTGGAAATACATATGGAGTTCAGTATTTGGTGGTGGCTGGTGGCGCTGGTGGTGCTGGCGACCTTGCTGGTGGCGGAGGCGCTGGTGGATACATTGCCTCTGAACAAGCCGTCACAATAGGATCAAGTTTCGCCGTTGTAATTGGCGCTGGCGGCGCTGGCGGAAACAACGCAAGACCAAATGCTGGCGGCGTAAATGGTTCAAACACAACCGGCTTTGGAAATACCGCTATAGGCGGAGGAACCTCTCAAGGCTACAGAACAGCAACATCTTCTGCTGGTACTTCTGGCGGTTCCGGAGGGGGCGGCTCTGCTGTAGACAATTCTTCATATAGTGGCGCACCCGGATCAGGAACATCAGGACAAGGAAATGCTGGTGGACCCGGTGGATATTCTCCTAACTATGGTGGTGGCGGCGGAGGCGGTGCTAATGCGGTTGGTGGTAATGCAATAGGCTCTGTAACTGGCGCCAACGGCGGTGCTGGTAAACAATGGCTTAACGGCTCTTATTATGGCGGCGGCGGGGGTGGCGGCGGATATAGTGTTGTCACATCAACTCAATCGTCTGGCGGTATTGGTGGTGGCGGCGCTGGAGGTATTGGAGCAGGCACAGCAGTCGCTGGAACAGCCAACACTGGAGGCGGTGGTGGTGGTGGTGGATATTCGGGAGCCGCAACAGCAGGTGCCGCTGGTGGCTCGGGTATTGTCATTGTTCGCTACCTCGGACCACAGCGCGGCACAGGCGGCACAGTGACCAGCGCAGGCGGCTACACCTACCACACCTTCACATCGTCTGGCACATTCACGGCATAAGGAATCGATATGAGCAAAGCACGAAACATGGCAAGAATGGGGCAGGACACAAGTGCCGGGTATACCGGTGCTTTTGACATGCCTGCCGGTACAACTGCTGAACGACCAGCGTCTGCTGGTCTTGGTTGGACTCGACTAAACACCGACACAGGATCTGTTGAGGTGTACGACGGCACCAACTGGAACGCTGTGACGCGCCCGTTTATCTCTGGAGTTACTGGAAATATTTTTGCTAGCGCGGCAACAAATCTTGTTGTATCTGGTCAAAACTTTACAAGCACAATCACTGTTCGTTTTCTTGAGGGTGGATCAACGCTTGCTGATGTGACAGGTGTATCTGTTTTAAACGGATCTGCAACTGTTGCAGTGCCTTCCGCTGTGTATGGTCAAACTGTTGGCGACACAATTTTGGTTAGAGTAATTAACAGCGACGGAACTACCAGCGCAAATGAAACAAGCAAAACTGTACTTGCATTACCAACAGGCGGAACAATTACAACATCTGGCTCCTACAGGATTCACACATTTACAAGTTCTTCGTCGCTTGTTGTTCCAACAGGAGTCAGTTTAACTGCGGATTACCTTGTTGTTGCTGGCGGAGCATCTGGTGGAGGTAACTTATCTGGAGGTGGCGGTGCTGGAGGTTTGCTTTCAGGAAGCACAACAATCTCAACGCAAACTTATGGCATTACTGTTGGCGCTGGCGGGGCTGGTATTGTTGGTTCACAAACAGGCGTAAGAGGAAACAATGGATCAAACACAACCGCGTTTGGATTAACTGCAATTGGTGGTGGTGGTGGTGGCGGCGGCGAATCAACAGCGCCTGCATCCGGTGGATCTGGCGGAGGTGGAACTGGATATAGTACTGGAGGCTCTGCTTCTGGAAACGGAGCGGCAGGTACTGCTGGGCAAGGTTACGCTGGTGGAAACGCTGGCTTTGGTGCTCCTGATTACCCGGGCGCAGGTGGTGGCGGCGCTGGAGGCGTTGGTGGATCTCCATCAAGTGCGGCTTCAAATGCCGGGAATGGTGGACCGGGTGCATTAAATGCAATCAATGGTTCATCTTTATATTGGGCTGGCGGTGGCGGTGGCGGATCTTATGTAGATCCATATAACGCTGGCAACGGTGGAATTGGCGGCGGAGGCGGCGGCGGTTGCGACAATGGATCTGCTGGAACTGGCGGAGGTTCTGCATTAAATTCTGGATCTTCTGGAACATCTGGTGGATCTGGCAACGGTGGAAATGCTGGCGCAAATACAGGCGGTGGCGGCGGCGGCACTTCACATCAAAGAACAAGCTGGCCTACATCCGGATCTGGTGGATCAGGTATCGTCATCATCCGTTACGCACTTTAATTAGGAGAAGCACATGGCACATTTTGCAAAAGTAAACAACGGGATCGTCGAGCAAGTCATCGTCGCCGATCCAGAATTCTTTGACACCTTTGTCGATTCGTCGCCGGGTCAATGGATTCAAACTTCATACAACACTCGTGGTGGCGTGCACTACAACCCTGATACCAACGAACCTTCTGCGGACCAGAGCAAGGCTCTACGCAAGAACTACGCAGGCATTGGGTACAGCTACGACGCAACGCGTGATGCATTCATTCCTCCAAAGCCTTATGCAAGCTGGGTGCTCGATGAGCAGACTTGCTTGTGGAACGCTCCTGTGCCATACCCTACTGATGGCAAGCGTTACCAGTGGGACGAGGCAACAACGAGCTGGGTTGAAGTACCCGAGCAGCCATAAGGATGAAACATGGATCAAATGATTTTCAACTGGGCGGTCGCTGCCGCTGGTGCAGCGGGCGGTTGGATTCTTAAAGTCATCTGGGACGCAATCGTGGAACTGAAAAAAGATCTGCGCCAAATGGATGTGAAGATGCACGAAGACTTTGTGCGTCGCGACGATTTCAAAGAAGCAGTCGGTGAGATCAAGCAGGACATGAAGGATGGCTTCAACAAGATTGACAACACGCTTGGGCTAATCTTTAAGAAGCTCGAGAAGAAAGAAGACAAGGAATAGTCATGGCAACAAAAGGCACGCTGCTGTACGGCGAATCTGGTGGCGCATCGAGCAAAGATGCATCAGCTTTCATTTCAAAATTACTGCACGGCGTAACAGTCGCGCACATGCATCACCTGATGGTGACCGGTCCCGGCAGCTACGCAAAGCACGAGGCGCTTGGCGACTTGTACGAAGGTCTTGCTGGCGCTGCTGATACTCTTGCCGAGGCATTCATTGGCTGCACCGGTCAGGCGCTTGCGTTTGCTGGCGGTCCTTTTGAAATGAGCGCAGATCCTGTTGCTGATGTGCAGAAGCTGTACGACTATGTCGAGACCGAGCGCAAAGCTATGAGCACTGAGTCTCACATTCAAAACGAAGTCGACGAAGTTTGCACGCTGCTGTCGAGCACTTTGTACAAGCTGCGTCGATTGGCTTAACGATGGTTGACCATGTGGATCGCTGGAAGAACCGGCGCCGCATGGCGTGGGTCTCGCTAGTCGCGGGGCTGTCTTTCCCGCTTCTATTGCTGGTCACTGACTCAAAGCAGCTTGGCGATATTGCGATGCCTTTTTACATGTTTGTGAGCGCAGTGGTTGGCGCGTACATTGGATTCGCCACAGTCGATGACAAATGGCAAAAAGGAGGGCGCGATGTTTGATCTACGCACGACAGCAATTGCAGGTGTCATCGTTGCAGTGCTGGCTGGCTTTGCTGGTTGGACCGCAAACGGATGGCGCCTGAATGCAAAGATTGATCAGATCAACCGGGAGCATGCAGAGCAGCTCGCAAAGTCAAATGCTGACGCGCTGGCTCGATACGCTGCACTTGAGAAACAGAAACAGGAGGCAATCGATGAAGCAAACAAACAAGCGCAGCGCAACGCTCGTGCTGCCACTGATGCTCGTAATGAGCTTGAGCGCCTGCGCCAGCAGGTCACCGGTAGCGCCTTCGGTTTGTCCACCTCTACCTGTGCCTCCACCCGTCGTTATGCAGCAACCCTCTCAACCGTATTCCAAGAGTGTGTCGGACAGCTTGAAGAGATGGCAAAAGATGCTGACGGACACGCCCTTGATTCAAGAACCCTGATGAATGCATTTCCAAAATGAGCTTTGCACTTTCAGTCCGCAGCCTTGAGAAACTTCGTGGTGTCGATGAGAAGCTAATCGCATGCGTGCGTCGAGCAATCGAGATCACAAGCGTAGACTTTGGCGTGGTCGAAGGGCTGCGCTCGCGTGAGCGTCAGATCGAGCTGTACGAAAAAGGCGCCAGCCAAATCCGTGAAGGCGGCAAGCATGTCGAAGGCAGGGCTGTTGACCTGATGGCATACCTTGGCGACCGCGGGAGCTGGGAGCTAAACCTATACGACAACATTGCCGATGCCATGAAGCAGGCGGCAATCGAGAACAATGTGCCCATGCGATGGGGCGCGGCGTGGAATGTGCCGGATATCCGGCTATGGCGTGGCACAATGGAGGAGGCAATGAACTACTACATCGATGAGTGCCGAAAGCAAAACAAGCGCCCGTTTATTGACGCTCCACACTTTGAATTGGCGTGATAAACTAAAGTCGGTTTTTTCAGTAGTTGTCTCCTTCACATCTCCTTGTGAACAAAGTGATTACCCGGGGCGCAAAACCCCGGGTTTTTTTTCGTCAGTATTTTGGGGCGCATGTGACATCCACCACGATGTCAGTCGTGTATCCATTCACCTTGCGCTTCCCGTAGATCATGCTTGCCCGCAGTCCGCTGTTGTGGCACTCAGTCACTGCGCTGATGACCTCGTTGCGGCTCATTGGGTTTACATGTTTGTCGAGCACCAGATCCTGATGCTTGGCGACCGGCGCATCCCCAGAAGGGGAGGAAGCACAGCCCACCAAACCCAGAACCAGCATACCTACAATTGTCTTCTTCATGATGCCCTCACTGTTGTTGTTTGTTGATTGTTGCGTAGTTACGCTCCTCAAAAGCCTCAATGTCCTCCAGCCGGTAGCGCACGGTGGCGTTGCGACCTTCGCCGATCTTCATGTAGCTGGGACCGGTGTTTGCCACACGCCACTTTCGCAGCGTGTTCTCGGCAATCTTCCAGCGTTTCGACAGCTCCTCAGTCGTTAGCCATGTGGTCATTGCCTGCGCCCTCCGTCACTGCCGCTGGCGCGTCGATAATCTCGCCGGTGGCTTGGTCTACAGAATCCCCGCTAATAGCCTTTTTGAGGCGGCTGGGGCGGTTTGCGCCTTCGGCTGAGTCAGGTGCAGGGGTGATGTCAATCGGCGCTCTGGGAGCCTGCTGCACAAATCCTGAAGCCTCGTTGTCGTTGGCGATGACCTGATCCAAGTCGGCGCTCGAAGGCAGGCGCTTTGCCATACGGCGAATGACCGTCTTCTTTGCCATCTCGTCCCACCAATCAACCCACGGTCCGAACTTGCCAGCGCGGCTGGCGGCTCGCACCTTCTCGACATCGGACACCGACATCACCTCGCGGTAGATGGCGCCGTCTTTGGTTTTGGCTACAGCGTACACAGCAATGGGCTTGCCGCGGTCTTCGCCAAGGAATGGCTTGTGCGTGATCGACTCGTTGTCGCCCAGCTCATACTCGAAGTGGTCCTTGTCGTACACCACCTGTGCGCTGATGCTGGAAAGCTCGCCACTGTTGCGGATCTTTTTCAAGATGCCGCCGACCATTGGCATGTACTGGACCTTCTTGCCTTCTTTAGTGTTGAAGATCACGGGCGCGGCTTCGCGACCATCGAGCAGCAAACCATCTTGGGCTGCCTTCATGCAGGCGCCAAGCAGGCTGCGTCGATCAGCACCGAGCAGATCCGGGTTCATTTGGACCGCGGTTAGGGTGGTGCGAATGAACTTCTCGACCGGGATTTGCGGAGGCAGGGCTGCCGCAAACTCTGGCTGCATTTTCACCAGCGTGCCGCGCATTGCTTCCATTGGGGTAATTTCGTTGCTCATTCTTCGCTCCCTTCGTGGGTGTCAGTTAAAAGATCCGATTGTTCTGCGACCAATGCAGCGACCTCGACCGTCGCGCCCTTGCCCATAAGCTGGGCGACATCGACTGCCTTTGCTACCTCGACCAGATACAGCTTGCCAGCGACATGGCGCAGCGCCTGTGCTTGGCTGGACGCCTGCACGAGATGCGACTTGCCGTTGCCGGACACTTTGTAGATGCGTTGATCTGCCATGATTACTTCTCCTTCTTGGGTGTGAAACGGAAATTGCGGTATCCCTTGCGGGCACCTTGATAAGTCCCGACCATGTCGGGCGTGATGAGCGTGCCAAGGCTATCCTTGGTCATGCCGCATGCGATTGAGCCGTGGGCTGTGAGCACCTTTGATGCCGTGCCGATGCGCTCGAGAAGCTGTGCCTTGTAGGAATCCTTGATAGCTTCCATGCCGCTGATCTCGTTGCTGACCCAGCGGTACTGCTTAATCAGCTCGTTGACCGTGGCGTCTTCGGTGGCGTCAATGACCTCGCCCTCGTTGGCTTTTCCGTGAAGCTGCTTTATGATGAAGTCAGCGTCCTTACTGTAGTCGGCTGAAGGCGGGGAATTCCTTTGCACTCGCTCCCAGAAAGCAGCCACTTTTGCGCGAATGTCTGAACCGATTTCGCGGTCGCGATTACGGTAAACAACCTTCAATTCATTGCCACCGACCAGTGCCACAAGCGCGGTCCACTCATACCCGCTGACCTCCATCTGGTGCTGGATCTGAAGCTCGATGTGCTCGGGCGCCTCGATGTTGCCCTGCCCGTCGTCGATCCAGTTTTTGTAAAACTGCAAGCTGTCCACATTTTTGATTTCCATGATGCCCTTGCCATTGGCGCTGGACAGGATCTCGAAGTCAAAGCTGGACCCGATGCGTGCGTTGATGTCGCGCATGTAGACATTGAGCTTGGCGATTTCCCAGCCCTGATCTTCTGCTGCGCCCTGCGCGATGATTGACTCGAGGCGGGTGCCCCACTTCATTCGCTCATTGGGCTGGAACTTGACGACCTGCCCGTCGCGCTTTTCGTGGAACAGCTCGAACTCAGTCTTGTACGGCGACAAACCATAGAGCGCCGAGACCTCGGTGCTGGTGATGTCTTTGACGCGCTCGCCCAGCCATTGCTGTTCGTTCTCGATTGGGATGATTACGGTACTCATTTATCAGTCCTCCATGTAGGAAAAAATTCGTTCTTGCACATCGTCGTGGTCTTTGCTTTTCATCTTGCGCTCGAGCCACGGCGCGGGGCGTCCGCGTTGATCCAGAATCTCGTAGTCGCCGGTGCCGCCTTCTGATGGGTAACAGTTTTCAGGCGGACCGCTGATGTATGCCGGGGTGTACGACTCATAATCGGTGACCCCGATCAAGCACGGAATGCCACAAACTCTGTGCTCGATCTCGGCAATGTATTTGCTCATGACAGCACCTTGAGCGTGTCTTCGTCTTCGCTGCGCGAGAACACTGTGACCTCATGGGTCTCACCTTTTTCGTCGGTGATGATCAGCGTGCGCGAGCAAAAATCTTTGTGCTCACGAATCGGCGACAGCTCGAGCTTGGTTACGCGGTGCACTGTGAATTCAGCCATTTTGGTTTCTCCTTGTGTGTTTGTGTTGACGAGTGTACCACGGTGTTTACATGAATTCAACACCGTCTGTGGTGTGTTCGACTTCCCATAAGATCGTCGTCGCAAAGATCACGGCATCTGCAAATGTCATGGTCCTGTCGAAGACTGTTTGCCTGCCCTCTGGGTTCTTGGCGCCCAGCCACTGTGATTCGACCTTGATCTGCACACAATCTGGCGGGGCTGCTATCCGGCGCACGGTGAGGTGCAGCCGGTAGTCCTTGCTTGGCTTTATGGTTGCGCTTGACATTCACCCTCCTCGACCAGCAGCGACCTTAGATCTGCGCTGTGCAAGAACCGAAGGCTGCGGTCGTTTTTCTCAAACCATTCAAGGGTTGCCTGTGCCGCGGCTTGAAACGAGCCACGAGGTACGCACACCCAACGCTTGGCGCAAAACACATTCGAGCTGACGCCGATGCGCTGGCGAGACTTGATGCCCAGAGGGCGCAAGACCTCGCGCTGAAAGCGGCGAATCTCTGCCTTAACTTCGCGACTCGGTGCTGGGCTGTCATCCCATTCGCCGGTGTCGCTTGAGCCAATGACTGCCAAAGCTGGGATTGGGTAACCGCGCCATCCATCGATGCGGTGATATCTGCGGGTTGGTTGCTTAAACCACATGGCTGTCTCCTTGTGCGCGTGCTGCGCGTTGTTCCAAATACTCACGATAGTGACGATCAAGCTGCTCGCTGATCGGGTTGCGGCGCGTTTCCTCGAGGATCTGATTCACGCGCTCCTGCTCTTGCTGGTTCAATCTTTTGATAATGTTTAGTCCGTGCATGGTTTTCTCCTTGTGTTAAACATTGCTGATGTAGTCTGCCCACTCAACGCCGTGGCGTTCTGCCACATAGTCGTATGAGCCTTTGGTCCCAGCTTGCACATCTTCACGGCTGGGGATCGTGTTGCCGTAGTAGTCCCGGGCACGGCTTTTACCCAACAGGCATACACCTGATTCAATCGCATCCATCATGGTGCGACCGTAGGAACCTTGTAGACCCC